AGCGTCTGCCAGCCCGTGCAAAACCTTGCCCTACTATGCCCCATATGTCCGAATCACTCTCCGTAGTCAAGTCACGGAGAGTGACGGTTACTCGGAGCTACTAGGTACCTGCTAGGATCGGCCCGGGAGAGAGGATCAAGACATGCCTGTCGCAGGACGCAAGCCGAATCCGGACCGCGAGGCCGTAGTCACCCGACATAAGCCGATTGATTTCGACGAGGTGCCGAACGTCCCGTTTGAGGGCGCCCCCCCGTTGCGCACCCGCGCCACCGGCGGGGTCTCGGTCATGGCGGTCGGGGCCGCCAACTCGGAGGACTGGCCCGAGGCGACCCGGGGATGGTGGGCGGCCGTCTCCCGGATGCCGCATGCGGCGAAGTGGGACGACGCGATGTGGCAACTCGCGATGGATGCGGCCGAGGTGCACGCCCGGACTATGGAGGCGTGGCGCGGGTACACGGGGTCGCAGTTGCTCGCGTACTGCAAGCAGCTCGGGACGACGGCCGACTATCGGCGCGACCTGCGCATCCGGTACGTCGAGCCGAAGAATGCCCCGCAGAGGCCCCCGGGCGAGGCCGACGACAACGTCGTCGAGATGAACGCGTATCGGGACCTGTGACCGTGGCCCGGTGGAAACACTCCGTCGGCCGGCTCGCGCACCATCGCGTGTGGCTCGACGTCCCGCGTGCTGTCCGGTTCGGCCTACGCGTCAAAGCGCAGGTCGTCGCCGAGCGGGCCGGCGCCACGCTGCGCAGCGACGAGCCGGTCGCGGGCTGGCGGTCGAACCGGCTCGCGAAGGACGGCAAGTATTGGCCGTGCGGTGAGGGCGCGGCCGGCGCCGAGCCGGCATGGATATGGATTGGAGACACGTGATGCCGTCTATTGGAATCAGCGGCCTGAGAGAGGCGTGGGAGGTCACAGACTTTCTATTCGGCGGTCCGCGTCCGCCTGCGGTTGCGGCGGCGTGGCTTGAGGGCGCACTGCGGGATCAAAGTGACCTCTCCCTGGGCCCGGGGGAGTGGAGCGCCATCCGCGATGCGGCCGTCGAATGGCTGGGTCGACCCATTGCGCCGAGCCCTCCCTTTCCGTGACCGCCCCGCTCACCCTGCCCGAGGACTCGGTCGCCGGGTACTACCCCGACCCGTCCGGCCGGACCGTCGCGCACATGTCGCTTCCGTGGCCGCATTGGGATCAACAGGCAAAAGACCTGCTGATCGCGAACTCGCTCGGGCCCGCGTTCATCGAGTGGGCCGAGGGGCGGACCGACGAGCCCGGGCTGATCGACTATCAGACCGGGCGCGCGTGGCGGTACACGGCGGGGCAGAAACGGTTCCTGATCCTGTGGTACGCGTTCGACCCAGACACGGGCCGATTCCTGTACCGGCGCGGCGCGAAGCGCGGTGCGAAAGGCACGGGTAAAGACCCGTTCGGCGCGAGCGTCTGCGTCGGCGAGCTCATCGGCCCGACGCAGCTCATGTGGGACCCGGACGCGCAGCAGTGGTACGGCGCCCGCCACGGGATGCCTCTCGTTCAAATCGCGTCGAACTCCGAGGCGCAGTCGAAAGACGTGCTGCGGATCGCGAACGCGATGCTCTCCCGCGAGGCGCGCGAGTACTACGGGCTCGACTGCGGCGAGACCCGGACGATCATTAAGGGCGGGGGCGGCCGGCTCGAAGTGCTTACCGCGTCTGAGATGACGGCCGAGGGCGACCCCGCGACGTTCATTTTCCTGAACGAGACCCACCACATGACCGAGAGCTCGGGTGGCCACCGGATCGCGAAAGTCGCCCGGCGCAACGTCGGCAAGTCGCCGGCTCACCTTCAGGCGCGCACGCTCGACGGGACCAACGCCCATCAGCGCGGGAACGACTCGATCGCCGAGCGGACATACGAGGCGTGGCAAACGCAGGTCTCGGCCGCGCACCTGCGCGTCGACATCCTGTACGACTCAATCGAGGCGCCCCCGACGACCGACATTTTCGACCCCGACTCGCTGCGGGCCGGCCTCGCCGCCGCGTACGCCGATGCCCCGTGGGCCGATCTAGAGCGCCTGTACGACGAGGTGCTCGACCCGGAAACGCCCCCGGCCGACTCGATCCGGTACTACCTGAACGGCCTCGCCGCCGCACAGGACGCGTGGATTGACCCCCTGAAGTTCGACGCGCTCGCGCGACCGCTCGTCAAGGTCGAGCCGCGCACGCAGATCGCGATGTTTCTCGACTGCTCGAAGAGTGGTGACGCGACCGGGCTCGTCGGATGCCGGCTCTCGGACGGTCACGTCTTCGTGCTCGGATGCTGGGAGCCCCCTCGGGGCAATGCCGGGAAGGGGTGGCTTGCGCCCCGCGAGCAGGTCGACGGCGCCGTGCGCCACGCATTCGAGACGTTCAGGGTGGAATGGTTTGGCGTCGACCCGTCGCCGGCGCAGGACGACGAGGCCGAGGCGCTTTATTGGATGCCGATCATCGATCTGTGGCACCGCGATTTCCACAAGCGCCTGAAGCTTTGGGCGACCCCCGGCGCCAAGATCGGTCACTCCGTTCTGTTCGATATGCGCATTAAGACGCTCGGGGGGCAGGAACGAAACCGCTTGTTCACGGCCGCCGCGATGCAAACGCGCGAGGACATCATCGAGGTTGGCCCGACCGCGATCACATGGGACGGCGACGGCCGCCTGAAGACGCATACCCATCAGGCGAAAGCGCGGTCGAACCCGTGGGGGGTGAGCCTCGGTAAGGTCACCCGGGACAGCAGCAAGCGCGTCGACCTTGCCGTGTGCATGGTCGGTAGTCGCATGGGCCGTAGAATCGTGTTGAACTCGGGAAAGGTGCGCACCCGCACCCGGGCCGGCGGTAGCGGGAAGGCGGTTTTCTGAGTGCTCACTGAAGACGAGGCGATCGAGATCGCGGCACACCTGCGCGGCGAGCTCGAAGCGGAGCGAACCGACCTCGACGTGCTGCGCCAGTACGTCACGGGGCAGCAGGCGCTACCGCTCGTCGTGCCGCGCACGGCGCCGGTCGAGGTGCGCGAGCTCGCCCGGACGGCCCGGATCAACCTGATCGCGATCGTCGTTCAGTCGCTCGTTGAGAGCCTGTACGTCGACAACATCCGGATGACCGACTCGCCGACGCCGGCCGCGAACACGCGGCTCGACCTGCCGGCGCCGAGCCTCGACCCGGGCGCCGGCGTCGACCCCGACGAGCCGCTCGCGCCGATCTGGCAGACGTGGCAGGCGAACCGGTTCGACCGGGGGCAGTCCGGCCTGTACCGAGCCGTATTCACGTACGGCTATGGGTACGTCGTCGTGACCCCGGGCGAGCCGACCCCGGTCATGCGGGCCGTCTCGCCGCGCCGCATGCACGCGGTGTACGACGACGACGATCCGACGTGGCCCGTGTTCGCGATCGAGTGGCGCAAGGCACACGGCGGGACACGGTATCGCCTGTATGCCCTCGACGCCGACGGGAATGCCGGCGTGTACGTGCTCGGGTACGACCGCAAGGCCGACCGCTTCGGCCTGATTGACGCGTTCCCGCTCGACCTGCCGTACCTGCCGATCATCCGGTACGTGCCGTTCGACGACCTCGACGCCGACGACGAGCCGGTCCGCGTGGCCAACCTCGGCAACGGCGCGAATCAGCTCGTGAGCGTGCTCACGGCCGGCGAGGTCGCGCCCTTGATGACGCTTCAGGATCAGACTGACATTTCCTCTTTCGCCCTGAAGTCGGCCGAGTGGTACTCAGCGTTCCGTCAGCGCTGGATCGTTGGGTGGACCCCCGAGCGCGCCTCGGACAAGATGACGGCCGCCGCGTCGCAGATGTGGACGTTCGACGAAGACCCGGAAAGCGTGCGCCTCGGCGAGTTCAGCGAGACGACCCTCGACGGGTTCCTCCGGTCCCGCGAGGCCGTTCTGAAGTACGCCGCGACCCTGTCGCAGACCCCGGTTCACGAACTGATCGGCGAGCTCGTCAACCTCTCGGCCGAGGCGCTCGCGGCGGCCGAGGCCGGCCGGGACCGGAAGGTCGAGCTCGGGAAGACGTCGCTCGGCGAGTCGCACGAGCAGCTCGCGCAGTGCATCGGCGACCTGCGCGGGGTCGACGTGCCGGACGACATCGAGACCGTGTGGCGCGACACGTCGGCCCGGGCGTTCGGCGCCGTCGTCGACGGTCTCGGCAAGATCGCGCAGATGTTGAACGTCCCGGCCGACATGTTGTGGGATCGCATCCCGGGCGCCACTCGGCAGGACGTCGAACGCTGGCGCGCCCGTGCGAAAGAGGGCGACTCGATGGCCTCGCTTACTGCCCTGCTCGGGCAGCAGGCGACCCCGCCCCCGGGCGCGCCCGCGTCGTCCGGCCTGCTGCTCCCGAACGGGCAACCCGCCCCGCCGAGCGGGGCGCCGGCCTGATGGCGCTTACGCAGCTCGGCGACCAACTCACGGCCGCGCATCGCGCGGCGCAGCTCGCCGTGCGCGCGAACTCGCTGCGCGACCTGCTCACCCTGTGGCGCGGGGTCGACGTGACGCGGCTCGGGGACACGATCGACGTGTTCGTCCGGGCGGCCGTGCTGCTCGCCGGCCGCGACTACGACACGTCGGCCGCGCTCGCCGCGCAGTATCTGTCCCTGTTCCGTGAGGCCGAGGGCGTTCAGGCGCTCGCTAACGCGGTCGCCGTGGCGGCCCGGCCCAATGCCGTAGCGGTCGCGGCCGACCTGCGAGGCGCAGCCCTGAAGGGCATCATCGACGGCCGGAAAGCCGGGATGGGCATCGAGCAGGCAAAGGCGAACGGGCTGATCCGGGTCACGGGCGCGATGACGAAGCAGGTGCTCGCCGGCGGCCGGATGACGATCATCGGCTCGGCCCACGTCGACCGGGCCGCTCTCGGGTGGGCCCGCGTCACGAGCGGCGACCCGTGCACGTTCTGCCGGTCGCTCGCCGCCCGGGGTCCCGTTTACAAATCGGAGAAATCGGCCGGATTCGAGGCGCACGAGCACTGTTCCTGCTCGGCTGAAATCATCTATCCCGGGCCGCAGATCACGACCGGTCGCGGCGCGCAGCAGCGCGAATATGCGGCCGAATACAAGCGGGCGCAGGCGTGGGCCCGCGCAAGTGGCACAATGTCGGATGGGACGACGAACGACTCCCTGAACAACTACCGGCGATGGCTCGCGAACGGCAAGCCTGAACCGGGCAGCAAACCCACCACGGCGCCCGCGCCGGCGACTCCGCAGGGAGGCTCATCCGATGCCGGATGACGACGAAAGCAAGGCCGAAACCACGTTCACCCGCACGCAGGTGCGCTCGATGATCGCGGCCGAGGTACGCAAGGTGCGCGAAGAGTTCGCCGATTACGGCGATCTGAAGACGCGGGCCGAAGCGGCAGACGCGGAAAAGGGCAAGATCGATCAGGTGCTCGACAAGCTCGCCAAGGCCGAGCAGCGCGCAGCGGACGCCGAAGCGGCGACCATGCGGCGCGAGGTCGCCGACGAGCTCGGACTCTCGCCGAGGCAGGCGCGCAGGCTCACGGGAAAGACCCGTGACGAGCTGCTCGCCGACGGCCGCGAGATGATCGAGGACATGGGGATCAAGGTTAAGCCCCCGACCGCAAAGAAGACGGCGGCCCCGGCCGCCGAGAGTGACGAGGACGAGGCCGACGAGCAGGACGAGGACGAGACCGACGACGAGCAGCAGGACGAGGCGCCGGCCGCACGGCCGCAGTCCCGTCGCCCTGCGCGCCCGCGCGAGGCTCTCCGTTCCGGCGCCCCGCGTACGCCGACCAAACCCGACGAGCTCGACCCTGCGAAGTTGGCCGCGCTCATTCCGAGGCGGTAACCCGAGGCGGTACGGCTTACCCGACCGCGATTTGAAAGGATGTCAAGGTGGCGAACACCTTTCTGAAGCCGTCGGTTATCGCGGCGACCGCGATCGGCCTGTTGTACCGCGAGCTCGTGGTCGCTCGTACCGTCTGGACCGACGCGATCAACCCGGGCGAGTTCACGGGTGCCCTGAACGACACCGTGAACATGCGCATCCCGGCTCGCCGGGCGGCCCGCAAGCGCACCTTGCGCGCCGGTACTGCGATCGTGAACGACGCGTCGGTCGAGTTCTCGCAGCCCGTGCAGCTCACGACCGACGTGTACAACGGCGCCCCGATCACCGACGAGGAACTGACCCTCGACATCGTCGACTTCGGCGCGCAGATCCTCACGCCGCAGATCATCGCGGTCGCCGAGGGCGTCGAGGACGAGCTCGTCGACGAGATTCAGGGCGCGACCTACCCGACCGCGATGAACCTGAACCCGGACTGGACCGAATTCAAAGTCTCGGGCAAGACCGATTGGTACCTCGTCGCCGCCCGGGCCGCGAAGCTGCTCGACAAGAACAACGTTCCGGCCGGCGGCCGGACGCTGCTCATCGGCGCCGGCGTGAAGGAAGAGATCATCACGTCCGACCGGTTCACCCGGAACGACTCGGTCGGCGGGCAGGCGACCGACGTGATCGGCGAGCGCCGCGTCGGCCGCATCGCCGGATTCGACGTGATCTACTCGCCGAGCCTCGACGACGACGAGGCGTACGCGTACCACCGGACCGCGTTCGTGCTGGCGACCCGGGCCCCGCTCGTGCCGCGCGGCGCGAGCATGGCGAGCACTCGCACGGTCGGCGCCGTCGGTGGCGCGATGGGCTACTACCAGGGCGTTTCGGTCCGGTGGCTCATGGACTACGACTACACGAACACGACCGACCGGTCGCTCGTGAACACGTGGGTCGGTACCGCGACCGTGCTCGACCCGGACGCGCCGACGAACCCGGCGTCGACGAAGTCCCTGAAGCGCGCCGTCAAGATTTTCAACGGCTCGTGACCGAGCGCGCCTCGGCCGCAGACGTCGAGCTTCGTCGTCAGATTGACGCGATGCACGACGCGGCCGAGGCGCGCCTCACGGCAGTACGGCCCCGCATGATCGCCGTCGAGGGCGGCGAGCCGATGGTATGGACCGAGCACGACGAGCCCGAGCAGGAAGGCGCCACCGGTGGCCGGATTCAATGACTCTGCGCTGAACGACATGGTCAACGGTCTCGCGACCGTCGCAGACCGGATCAGCGCGCACACGGCCGACCCCGGCACGACCGGTACGAGCGAGGTCGCGGGCGGGTCGTACGCGCGCCAGACGACGACGTGGGGGGCCGCGAGCAGTGGCGACCGCGTCGGCTCGCAGGTGACGATCCCGATTCCGGCGAACACGACCGTGACCTATTGGGGACTCTGGACCTCGGGGGGCGTGTTCAAGGGCGGTTTCGCGCTCGCGGGCGGCCCCGAGGCGTTCACGAACGCGGGCTCGCTGCTGCACACGCCGACGCTCGACGTCGACCCGGTCTGATCGGCGCCGCGCCATGGCGCAGCAGCGACTGCTGACCGGCCTCACGCCGACGTCTCCCAACGTTGTCGAGAACATCGCGAACACGGTCGCGACAACGGTCGTGTTCGCCGAGGATGGGACGCTCGACGGGATCGAGTTCCTCACGACGAACACGATCTCGGGCACGTACGGCGTGGCGGCGTGGCAGACGACGGCCGACGACTCGCCGGCCGAAACCGGGACCGGGACCCTGCTCGATGCCGAGGCCGTGACCCCGGTCGGGACGAACACGATGCAATCCGTGTTCTTCGATCCCCCCATCCCAGTCACGGCGGGCGTGAAGTACCGGCTCGGTCTGCGCACGAGCGAGGCGCGCTACGCGGCGACCGGCGGGTATTTCAACTCGGCCGGCCTCACCTCGGGCGACATCACGGCGCCGCAGACCGGGACCGACGGATACGCGAACGGGACGTACATCGAGTCGGCGACCGCCTATCCGGTCAAGACGTTCAACGGGAACCTGTATCACGTCGGCCCGATCTACACGCCGGCCGGCGAGGTCCCGCCCGAGGAACACACGAGCACGGGCACGGGCCGCGCCACGGCCGACGCTCGCGCCACGGTGGCCACGGTCCGCGTCTCGGTCGGCTCGGCTACAGCCGGCGCGGGGGCGACCGCCTCGGCTTCCACCCGGCGCACCTCGACCGGCACGCTCGCGGCGACCGCCTCGGCCTCGGCGTCCATCACGCCGTGCCACGTATCCACCGGGACGGCCCGAGCGACCGCCACCGGTGGCAACTACACGGCCGGGGGCTCACCCGGCCCGTGGCTCACGTCGCGGCGCCGGCAGGGCCGTATCGTTTCCCGTACGCAGGTCGCGAGGTAGGGAGAGACGATGCGGCGATACGACCCGGGCGACCCGATCGCCCTGCGGTACGAGGCGGTCGATGACGACGAGCAGCCCGTCGGCGTGACCGGAACGCTCGTGCTCACGAAACCCGACGGGACGACGTACGACGGGGTCGTGCAGACCGGCGGGGCCGGCATTCTCGACGTCACGATCCCGAAAGCGCAGGCATCGCAGCTCGGCCGCTACCGCTTTGAGTGGTCGATCTCGGGCGGGGTCGAGGACACGGAAACGGGCCGTTTCTACGTCGGCGACCTCGACGACGAGGTCCCCCCGCTCGCCTCGTTCGACATGCTCGTGCGCAAGCTCGGCTACACGCCCGAGGGCGGCGAGGCCGAGCGCGCCGAGGGGCTGCTCGACGACGCGAGCGAGCTGATCCGCGACGTCGCCGGGAAGACGTGGCTCGTAGCGAACACGAACGCGCTCGACGAGGTGCCGCGCCGCATCCGGTCGATCTGCGTCGAGGCCGCTTTCCGTGCGTTCGATAACCCGTGGGGGCTCTCGCAGCGCACGATCGGCGACAGCAGCAAGGCGTACGACCGGGCCGGCCGAGAGGGCGGCGAGGCCGTGTATCTGACGGACGCCGAGGAAAAGGCCGTGCGCAAGGCGGCCGGCTCGGGGTCGTTCGTCTCGGTCACGCTCACGAGCCCGTACTCGGCCGGGTACCTCGACCCGTGGGCCGAGGTGACCCTCGAATGACGACCCCGATCAGCGCGTACGAGCTGAACCGCAGGTTCCGCGTAATGCGCCCGACGACGACCTCGGATGACCTCGGTGGGTCGACCGTGACCGACGTCGACCGGGGCATCGTCCGGGCGAAAGTGTCGCAGCCCGCAGCGGTCGAGCAGCTCGAAGCGCAGCAGGCCGGCGCGTCGTTCTCGGTCATCGTGCACCTGCTCCCGGACGTGAACGTCCGGCGCGGCGACCGCCTCGTCGCGCTAGACGACGGCGACGACCTGCGCGTGAAGTCGACGACCGTCCCGTCGACCCGGGTGTACCTGCGGGCCGACTGCGAGCAGCTTCAGGCCGAGGGCGGGGCGCCGTGACGATCGCCGTTTCACGTGAAACATCGCCCATATGGACGATCCTCGTACCGACCATCAGCGAGCGGGCCCACCTACTCGCGCGCCTGCTCGATCGCCTGCTCCCGCAGCTCGACGCGTACGCCGGCGCCGTGCGCGTGCTCGCGTGGCACAACAACGGGACCCCCGGTCTCGGCGTGATCCGCGACCGACTCATCGCCGACGCGAGCAGCGAGTACGTCTCGTTCATCGATGACGACGACCTCGTCGCCGAGGACTACGTCGCGGCCGTCATGGACGCGCTCGCGCAGGGCCCGGATCACGTCGGGTTCAAGCTCGAATTCACGGCCGCCGCGCACGATGGCGGGGTCGCCGGTCGCGAGATCGTCGAGCACTCGCTCGTGCATGGCAGGTGGGGGCGGACTCGTGAGGGCGTGCTCGTGCGGGACTTCACGCACGTCGACCCGATCAGGCGCACGATCGCGATTAACGGCTCGTTCGTCGTCCGGCGCCCGGGCCGGGCCGAGGATCGCCATTGGGTCAAGCAGGTTCGGCCGTGGCTCGCCGGCATGGCCGAGGTGTTCGTCGACCGGGTGCTCTATCACTACCTGTTCGACGCGGCCGTCTCGGCGTGGCAACGCCCGGGCGAGCTCGCGGCCGTGCGTCCCCGGCTCGACGTCGATCACCCCTACTTCGCATGGCATCCGGAGAGTGACGCGTGACACCCGAGCTCGTGACGATCGTCCCGACGAGGTCGCGCCCGTTTCACGTGAAACGGGTCATCGACGCGTGGGACGCGACCGGCGCGTTCGACGACGGCGCCGAGCTTATGTTCGTGACCGACCGGGACGACCCCGAGCGGCCCGCGTACGAGGGCGCCGTCGAGCCCCACCTCGGCGCACGGGGCACTGGCGCCATCACGCGGCTTGAACTCCCGGCGTGGCAGGCGCTCGTGCCGAAACTGAACCGGGCCGCGATGTACGTCGCCGGCGCGTTCGCGGTCGGGTTCGCCGGCGATGACCACCGGCCCCGCACCCGGGGATGGGTGCGCGCCTACCTCGACGCGCTGCGGGCCGGCGCCGGCATCGTGCACGGCGACGACAGATACCAGCACGAAAACCTGCCGACAGAGTGGGCGATGCGGGGCGATATCGTGCGCGCCCTCGGCCGGATGATCCCGGCCCCGGTGGCGCACCTCTACTGCGACAACTCGATCCGGGACCTCGGCCGCGCGACCGGGCTGCTCCGCTACCTGCCCGACGTGAGCATCGAGCACATGCACCCGGCCGCCGGGAAGGCGTCGAGCGACGAGCAGTACGAGCGGGTCAACGGGAGCGAGCAGTACCGCAGCGACCGGCGGGCGTACCGTGAATGGACGCGTCACGGGCTCGCCGAGGACGTGCTCACGATCAACCGCATGGGAGAGAAGACGTCATGAGCGTAGGTCTGTGGATCGCCACCCGCGACGGGGTCATCCGGAACCCGGAGAGCGGCGAGCAGTTCCGCATCGTCAAGGGGCGTACCCTCGGCCACCCGAAGCACCCGGCCGTCGCCGCGTTCCCCGAGAACTGGCACCCGCTCGACATTGAGCTCGACGCCGACGACGTCGACCCGGACGCGCCGGCCGAGGCGACGCAGCTCGCCGGCGAGCTGCACGACGCGCGCAACGAGGCCGACGGGTACCGCGAGCAGCTCGCGGCGATCGCGAACCTCGCCGGCGAGCGGGGCCTGATCGAGCGCTTTGGCGTGCAGCCCGATCACGAGGGATGGCTCGCCGAGCTGCTCGGGCTCGCGCTCGACAACCTCGGCGACGAGCAACCCGACGTGCCGGCCGAGGGCGAGCCGGTCGCCCCGCCTGCGCCCGCGCGCAAGACCCGGGCGCCCCGCAAGGTGACCGACGATGCCGCGAGCTGAATCCCGCGAGCACGTCGACGCGGCCCGGGACGCTCTCGCGGCCGACCGGCCGCTCGACGCTATCGCGCACGCCCTGCTCTCGATCGCCGGCGACGTTCGCACGCTCCGCGAGGACGTGCGCGACATTCGCCGACAGGCTGCGCGGCGCTGATGGCGGGCGGGCACGAGGTCAAGATCGCTGGCGTGAAAGAGCTCTCCCGCAAGCTCAAAGCGCTACCGGACGTCGTCGAGCGTGCGGCCCGGGCTGCGGTCAAGGCCGAAACCGAGGCGGTCGCCGACGACATGCGGCGCGGGGCGCCGCGCCTGTCCGGCAAGCTCGCCGAGGGAATTCAGGCCGAGTTTGACGCCAAGACGATCACGGGCAAGGCCGTGAGTACGGCCGATCACACGAAGTACGTCGTGCACGGCACGAGCGACACGCCGGCGAACGACTTTATGACCCCGGCCGCAAGGCGGTCGGAAAAGCGCCTCATGCAGCGCGTGACCGACGAAGTGCGCGCCGAGCTACGGAAGTTGGCCCGATGACTCTCCCGCTCCCTACGTACGTTTCGCCGGCCTCGGCAGTGCAACGCGCGTTCGTCGCCGGGCTGCGGGCCGACACGACGATCGCGAGCCTGCTCGCGCCGGCGCTCGGCATCACGCCGGCGACCCCGGCCGTCGTCGATCAGCCCGCCGAGGGGCAGGCGTACCCGTACATCCGGGTCGGCGAGCACCTGTCGATCCCGGACGACGACTTGACCAGCATGGGCCGCGACGTAACCGAGACGCTGCACGTGTGGACGAAAACGCGCGGGACCGGCCCCGGACAGGCGATCGCCGATCGGGTCGGCGCGCTGTATCACCGTAGGGTCGACTACATGTCCGGGCTGCTCGCCGCGAACGGGCACCGCTGCGTCCGGATCACGCTCGAATTCGAGCAGGCGCTTACCGACCCCGATCCGCAGATCAGGCATCATGTACTTAGGTTCCGCGTCATCACGGCGCAGGTCTAGAAACGGAGGAACCGGACATGTCCGGTAGGGATGGATTCGGTACTCAGTTTCAGCGCGCGACGACGCTGACCCCGGGTACCACGTACGAGACGATCGCGAACGTCACGAACATCGGCGGGCCGAACCGTAAGCGGGAGACGATCGACGTCACCTCGCACGACTCGCCCGGCGGATGGATGGAATTCATCGGGGGACTGAAGGATGGCGGCGAGGTCTCGCTCGACATCAACTACGACCCCGCCGAGGACACGCACGACCTCGACGACGATTTCGACGACGCGGCCCCCCGTAACTACCGGGTCGTGATCCTGCCCGGGACCGACGACGAGCACACGTGGCAGATCAAGGGCGTGATGACCGAGCTCTCGGACGAGTTCCCGTACGACGACAAGATGGCCCGGACGATGACGATCAAGGTCACGGGCAAGCCGACCTTGACGCAGACCGGATCGTGACCGCCCCCGGCGCGGATACGATCTACTGACCAGCACTACCGAGCACAGGGAGAGAGCAACCGATGGGCAAGTTCCTTACGGCCGATGAGATCTTCGAGGCCGACGACACGAAGTACGACGAGGTCGAGTGCCCCGAGTGGGGCGGGACCGTTCGCCTGCGCTCGATCAAGGGGACGCAGCGCGACGCGTACGAAGAGAGCGTGATCAGCGGCAACGGCGCCGACCGGAAGATGAACCTGCGGAACGCCCGCGCGAAGCTGATCGTGCTCTGCGCGGTCGGCGAGGACGGCCGCCCCCTGTTCACGGCCGAGGACGTGCGCCGGCTCGGCGCGAAGAACGCGGCCCCGATCGACCGACTGTTCGACGCGTGCCGCAAGCTCGCCGGCATGACCGAGCAGGACGTAGAGCGGCTTTCGGAGGATTTCGGCGCGACCCGGGGCGACGACGACACCATCGACTAGCGCTCGCCCTGGGCTGCACTGTAAAAGAACTGCTCGCCCGGATCGACTCGACCGAGCTCACGGCGTGGGAGGCATACGAGAACGTCACGGGGCCCATCGGCCAGGAACGCGACGACGTGCTCATCGCGACCCTGTGCTCGGTCATCGCGAACGCCAACCGCTCGAAGCGACAGAAACCGTTCACGCCGAAGCAGTTCATGCCGAAGTGGGACCCGAAAGCGTTGCCCGAGCAGCGGCAAGAGATGACGGGCGAAGAGATGTTGCGGGCCGTGAGGCGCGCGAACAAGGCACTAGGAGGCTGACCGGATGGCGACACTCGCCGACCTGCTGATCGAGATCGGCGTCGACGCCAAAGAGGTAGCCAAAGGCGCGAGCGAGGTCGAGGGCAAGCTCGCGAAAACGTGGAAAGGCATCGGGGTCGGCGCCGGCATCGCGGGAGCGGCGATCGGGGCCGCCCTGATGGCCGGTATCGATCAGGTCATCGAGACCTCAAAAACGACCGCCCTGCTCGGCGCGCAGCTCGGCGGGGGGCAAGAGTTCGCGGCCGAGATGGGCAGGAATGCCGGCGCCGTGTACGCGAACGGGGTCGCCGAGTCGATGGACGAGGCGGCCGGCGCGATCAAGGACGCGTGGCAGAACAACCTGATCAGCGACGACGCGAGCGACGAGGCGATTCAGCAGGTCGGAAACAAGCTGATCGCTCTCGGCAAGACGACCGAGAGCAGCACGAAAGAGGTCTCGGTCGCCGTCTCGCAGATGCTCCGCAACGGCCTCGCCGACTCGGCCGACGAGGCGTTCGACGTGATTCAGCGCGGGGTCGAGCAGGGTGTGAACAAAAGCGACGACCTGCTCGACACGTTCAACGAATACGGGACGCAGTTCCGAAAGCTCGGACTCGACGGCCCGACCGCGCTCGGGCTGCTCTCGCAGGGGTTGCAGGGCGGGGCCCGGGACGCCGACACCGTTGCCGACGCGCTGAAAGAGCTCTCGGTCCGGGCGATCGACGGCTCGAAAACGACGGCCGACGGGTTCAAGGCGCTCGGGCTGAACGGAAAGGAAATGGGGGCCGCGTTCGCCAAGGGCGGTGACGACGCTGCTCTCGCGCTGTCCGACACGCTCGAAGCGCTGAAAAAGATTCAAGACCCGACGAAGCGCTCACAGGCGGCCGTCGCCCTGTTCGGCACGAAAGCCGAAGACCTCGGCGACGCGCTCTACAGCCTTGATCTCGGCGACGCGGCGAGCGGACTCGGAAAGGTCGCCGGCGCTGCGGACCGGGCCGGGAAGACGCTCGAAGAGAGCGCCGGCGCGAAGCTCGAATCGTTCAAGCGCAAGGCGCAAGCCGCGCTCGTCGAGCAGCTCGCGAAAGCCGTGCCATACATCGAAAAGGCGTTCGGTTGGTTCGCTGAGCATAAGGAGATCCTGACCCCGATTATCATCGCGCTCGGCGCACTGTCCATTGCCCTAGGTATTGCCACAATCGCCATGTGGGCAATGAATTCGGCGCTGCTCGCGAATCCGCTCACGTGGATAATCGCGGCCGTCCTGCTACTCGTCGGTGTGATCGTGTACCTCGCCACGAAAA